CAGGGCATGATCACGGCATGCTATGAAAACATCGTTGATGTCATCAAGAGCTTCGAGCTTGAGGAATTCCTGAAGGAGGACATGAAGGATTACTTCTTTGATCTCATGCCGAAATGTGATGACGTGGAAACCGAGGAAGATCTGTTCAATGCGTTCCTTGTATCCGGCGTCGTCAAGCCTTGGGGGGAGAAGATGACGCAGATGCATCATCAGATGCTCGACGAGCAGGCAGCACGCAAGCCGATCGACGATCGGGTAGTTCCGGAGGAATAACATGGAAGCATACAAGAAACGCATGATCAAAGAATTCAATGATCTAAATAAGCGAATGAAAAAGCTTGAGAAGATGCTTAGAAAATTGCGAGCAGGTAAGTTAGATTTCAATCCAACCTGCCCTGAATATGTGCTTCAAAAGCAGTACAAGGCAATGCGTGAATATTCCGATTGCTTGAAAGGTCGAGCAATTTTGGAAGATATCGATTTGGAGTATTAGCATGCAAGTCGAGCAGGTGCGCCTACCCTTGTTCTACGAGCCGTACCCCTACCAGATAGGGGCCTGGCAGCGCCGTGCAGATCCTCGGTGCCATTACTACTTCAAGCTGTGGGCGCGCCAGCTCGGCAAGGATACCGATGATATGCAGCATGCGATGAAGACCGGGTACCTCAATCCCGGTTTGCAGATCGCGTACGTCGGCCTGGACAACATCTGGATCACCAACAACATTTTCAAGAAGTACCTCGATGGCCGTTTGTTCTGGGACGATTACCCACCTGAACTGATAGACCCGAAGGACACGGCCAAAGAGGTGTTCATGGTGTCCAACGAGAAGGGCAAGGCGAACACGAGGATCAAGTTCATCGGCTTCCTCAACAACGAGGGCATCATCGGTTCGTCGTATGACAAGTTCTACATCTCGGAGGCGAGCCTGTACAGGAGGAACGCGTTCGAGTACATCACGCCGATCTGGGAGCGCAAGCTCAAGATGACCGGCGATCTCAGCGTGAACTTCAACGGCACGCCCCGTGGTATCAAGAACGTCTACTACGACCTGCTCAGGACGTACACCATGGAGGACGAGCCGGAAGCTTTCCCCGGATGGCACGGGGATTGCTACGTCGACAAGGTAACCATCGCAGATGCGGTGAACCGCGACGGATCGAGGATGTATACAGATGACGAAATCGAACTGCTCAGAGACAGATACATTCGCGCATATGGTAACGACAACCTCTTTCGACAAGAGAACTTCTGTGATTTCACAGTGGTCAACGCAGGATTGGTATATTTGGCGATCGAGCAATTGGTACGGGAGAAGCGCTTTTGTCCTTATAACATCGATTCCAATAAACCGGTGTACATTGCATTTGACATCGCCTCTAAGGGAAAAGAGTCTGATAGCACCGCTGCTATAATCTACCAATTCATCAACAACCGCATGATCATCTACGACATCTTCGAGTCACGTGGCATCAGCCTAGTCGAGGGCATGGCGGAGATAGCCAAGAAGGATTATTTCCACTTGATCCGCATGGGCATATTGCCATGGGATTCAGAGCGTTCCGCCTCGTCGCAAACTCCGAAGGAAGAAGTTGAGGCCATCTATCCAAATATCAATTGGCATAGCCTCGACAAGGAACGTGTAGATCGTGGCATCAGGCTCGTCAGAGAACAGTTGCCCAACATGATAATCAACAGCAACAACTGCGATTGGCTGCTCGAATGCTTCAACAACTACGAATATAAGCGACTCAGCAAGTCAGATGATTGGGCACCGAAACCCATGCACAACAAGTATTCTCATATGATGGACGCCCTGAGGTACGCTGTCATGGGGATCAAGGAAATCCAGTATTTCAACCTCAACTCGGATGGCAGCATGCCGATAGACTGGGAAGCCTCGTACGACGGCATCTACGATGACACGGCGAAAATGGATTGGATACCGGCCACGTACAAGAAGAAGGAGAAGAGGACGGATGCAGGGCTTTACTACTACTGACGATGGCGGATGGGTGTTCAGCCTCGAAGGCAAGCCCGACATTCCGGATCTGCCGGTCCACGATCCGCTGTCGCCGCAGGGCCCGGAGAGACCCGGCTACCTAGACGGCCCGGGGAAATGGGAGAACTATTCCGACGACGTCCTGTACGAGCTGGAGACGTTGCTGAGGAGATGGCTGGCGTCGAAGGAGTCGGATCCCGAATGGACCGCCAAGGGCGCCAAGGGCACGAGGGCGAGGAAGCACACGTGCGGCATGGTATACCAGTGCCTGTACGGGAAGCCGTGGGACGTGAGGGACAGGGATTGCCAGGTGAGGCTCCGCAGGTTGCCGAGGTTGCTCGCATACTACAGCACCAAGGTGCAGAAGGAGGGCATAATCAACGGCAAGAAGATGACAAAGCACATCTACCACCTGTCCCTCAGGCGCTTCAGGAAGGTGCCGCCGTACAGCCTGAAGCTCAGGTTGGAATGGCTGAGGGAACATGATAGGCTGCCGGTGTGGCAGAACATGAAATTGCCGAGGGACGACCTGAAGGCCGGGCAGGCCAGGAACCCGAAGACCAACGAGAACATGAGGCGCAGGCGTGAAAAGGCAAGAGAACGGTACCGCGGCCGATACCGCGATAGTTAGAACCAGGGACTACGACACGACGCTCGACGGGTACATGGCCGACGTGTGCCTGTTCCGCACGATGGGCGACGTGGTCAGGTCCCGCGACATAGCGACCAACGTGAAGCAGGTCACGGTGAACTCCATGATCTTCAACGCCGTGTTCGAGCTGGATGTCGACCTGATCAAGACCATTGCCCTGAGGATAGACGGCACGGTTCCGGAAGAGGACAAGCGCGACGGTTACGCGAACATATTCGGCGACGCGATAGAAGACGTTCTCAACCGCGATGTCAACGACCAGATAAACATAGTTCCCAATGACCCCCCTATTATTGCAATGGCAAAGGCATTGGTGTATATTGGTACCCAACCATGCGGGGGGAATTACGCGAAGCGCAAGGAGAGGAACCTGGCAGCCCAGATGATCCTCGAACGATGCGGTGGAAGGAAGGTTCAACCTACGCGCATCGAGGCGCAGATCGAGTACGTCGATCCCGAATGGATGCAGTTGCCGGTAGCAGAGGAGGAACAGGATGCCAGTGGAAATGAGGGCGACGAAGACGCCGAACATCGAGGACGATCCGAAGGTGAGGCACGCTAGGGAGATCGACGCGCTCAACGCGCAATGCGGCAGGTGCAAGCTCAAGCGCCCGGACACCCCGACCAAGGATTGCGCGGTGCGGATCAAGCTGGTCGTCGACGATTCCGAAGTGGCCTGGAAGCACAGGCACCTGTTCCTGAACGGCCGCAAATGCAAGATGTTCCAGGAGAAATGAGGCGCCATGCACATCGGAGACGTCCGCACGTTCCCAAGCCCGAAGCCGAACAAGGAGCAGGTCGTCAAGATACTCGAAGAGGCGGCCGAGGTCTACAGCGCATGGGAGAACTGGAACGATGCCAAGATGAAACGGGGCATCTACGGGGAATGCGCCGACCTCATCATGGCGGTCAGCAATTTCCTGGCATCGCTGGGTATATCCGATATATCGCCGTACATAAGGGAATGCGAGAAGATACAGGAGATGAGGGGGCGGTATGATCTTCGTGAATAGCATCAAGTTCAAGCACGGCAAGCTGAAGCGCGGCGAACAGTGCCTGTTTCGTGGCGCCCGGGCGACGTATCTCGGGAGCTATATCGAGAACGGCCATACCGTCGACATGATGCGGCTGAACGCCATCGAGGACGAGAGCGGCCTGGTCGTCATCGTGGAGTACATCGAGCAATGCACGGATCGCAGCGACATCGTGTGCATATCACAACAGGAGCCGGCAATCGAGAACCAGATGCAACTATGTTAGGCGGAGAAGATGACTAAGAGCGATCGAGAGAAGGGCAAGCGCGGTGAGAGGGAGATCAAGAACATCCTCAGAGATCACGGGTGGAGCGATGCTCGACGTGGCCAGCAGTATTCGGGCGGTCCGGATTCACCAGATGTTGTCGGGATACCCGGGATACACTTTGAAGTTAAGCGAGTTGAAAGACTTAATCTCGGAGCGGCTATCAAGCAATCCCGAGACGATGCAGGAGATAACGAAGTACCTGTCGTCGTGCACCGTAGATCCAGAGAACCTTGGTATGTTACGCTTTCCTTCGAAGACTTCCTTGAATATATACGATATGCCCAAATGGCCTCATATGAAGGTTGTTGCCACTGGCCGGAGGCAAATGGCG